TGTTGTGTCGTAAAGTTGTGGTAACTGCTCGTTTTGCATTTCACCAACTTTTTCTAACATGTTTTGTACTGTGTCAACCATGTCTTTAGCGGCTAAAATAACTGAAGCAGTGTCAACTTCTGATTCGGTGATAACGTCTTCTTCAACGTCAACTGATTCAACTTGTTCACTTAGGTCACGATTTTCATCTAACCAAAGATTTAATCCTTCTGCTACTGTTAACAATTCCATATAGCGTGGATTTTTTTCTGCTGTATGTATGCTCACACTGTGACGAATACGATCTAAGTTAGCATTAACTGTTTCACTTAGACGTTCTGCTTTTTCAACAGTGAGTTTATCATAGTCTATGGCAAAGCCAAAGCGACTTTCCATTACCTTGTTAACCTGTTTAGCGGTTCTAGTAGACATTTCTGTAAGTTTCATAATACTTGTTCCTGATATTTTATACTATTTAGCCATTTCATAACATTTTTTTAAATTTTCTTTTATGTCCTCTATCTTGTCCATGGTGTCATGATAGCGACTACTGTACAACGTTTCTTTAAATTCATCGTTTTTTTCAATTGCAGTATTATAACGTTTACGATATATAATAGCATCTTGCTCTAGTCTATCAAGTTGATGATCATAACGTTTAATTTTATTGGCCAATTCATGTTTATTTTTATGTAGAGCAATACAATAATAGATTGCATCTTTTCTAGATAAAAATTCAAATGTGTCAACCCTACCTTCTCTAACTTGCCAACACTTGTCAGATTTTTTTAAGACAAAGTTCTTACCTACCCTGACAGTAGACCCTACCTGATAACAAAAAGGAAAATTTGATTGCGAGAGTCTAGCAAGTTCTTGTTCAGTAAACCTGCGTATCTTTTCTAAATCAAATTCATTGTATTTTTTTGTAGGTAATTTTGCCATCTTCATTGATACGAACTAAAACATCTTTGACCGTAAGTTGATTGGCAATGATTTGTTCACGCTCGTCTAATTCTTGTTTACTAATTGGCTCATTAGTAAACTTTTCCAATAAAGCATATTCTTCATTGGTAAGTGGCATGAATAATTTGTTTTTTGTAAGTTCGACTATTTTCATAAAGTTGTGTCCTCAACTTTATTTATAGAGGAATTATACCTTTAGATAAAAAAGCAATGACGGCGGCGGTAAGCACACCAATGATAGTAATGCCGTATTTAATCATCTGGCCGGTACGAATTCGTTCGCCAGATACTAAGGAATTCTTGATGTCAACCATATGACCTTCAAGTTTATCCATTCGTTCTTCTAAATTGTCTAATTTGTCTTCCAACGCCTTGTACCTTTCGGCACATAGTTCAACGTGGGCTTCCAAATTCTGCTTCTCGATTTTTGTTGGTGCAGACATACCTCGTGTCTCATTTGTATTGGACTCGATGCCATCTTATGTGCCTTTACGTTGCCTTAATATGTGCCTTAATATGTGCCTTAAGCATCTTGTAGCATTATTGCTACTTTGATATTTATGCTGGGTATGGGCGAGTAATAAAGTGTATGTTTTTGTAAGGCCCCTGTGTATAAAACACAGGCTGTGGCGGAGGTGGCGCTGTTTCCTCAAGTCCAAGGATTATAGGAACGTTCTCAAAATCATTTGTGAGAACCCCAAACGGATCAGGACCTTGTATGTAAGCATCCTGGTATTCAACATCAAATTCAAATGCCCAAAAATTATATTTGAATCCTACTTCGCTCATGTAGTAGTCACCAAACTGTAATTTTTTAATATCTGAAGCATGACTTTTAACTTGGTCAATGCGAAAGATCTGAGTTTTAAGTCCCAAGATCTGTTGAACTGTTTCCCAGTTACGCTGTTGATTTCTTTCTAGGTCAACATTTTCACTCCACTGAGTAACTCCAGTGGCTGTGATGTCAACAAGGGTAAATCCCCAATGTGTCCAAATTCTTTGATCCGTTTTCATATAGATATTTATGAACTAGAAATTCAAGTCAAAAAAAAGCACTCCGAAGAGTGCTTTCTTAAAATAGCGTAAACTATTATACAGCGATGTAAAAGTCTTTTGCTGTTACAGTTGCTGAAGATAAGTCAACACCGTCAACAGTACCAAGTGCTTGGATTTGTGCTTGTAATGTTGAACCACCTTGTGGTGTGAACAATGGACCTTCGATAGCGAAAGTTTGTTCTGTGTTTGTGTTACCTAATGGGCCTGCTAATAGAATAGTGTGCATTTGTTGGATTGTATTTAATACAGCCGCTTGTGCACCTTCTGGACCTGCTGAGCCGTTCACTGCGTTGATGTAGTCAACTGTGAACATGGTTACGTCTTTACCTACGTTTTCTGTAGGGATAGTAGTAGCCACTGGGTTAGTTCTTGTAAATGTTGCCATTTTTGTTTCTCCAAATATTTTACCCGAGTATGTCCGGGCATAATAATATTTATGCAGGCTGGGGGAGAACCATTAAGTGCTACTATATTGATTTTATTTCAAAAGTTCTATTTCTTAAAGGAATTTGGCCATCGTTACGATCATATTCATCTATTAGAGAAAGGAGGCCGCCACATAGTCCAAATTTTGGATCTGATTGTATATATTTTAATGCTTCGACTAGATATTTGTAATTAACCAATGGGTTACCATCAAGATTATTTTCTTCCCACCACGGATCAGTCATATGAAGCCAACGATCAATACGAGATAGACCAGAATAGTTAATGTTTAATTCTTTACACATTTCATAATGTTGCATTACTTCCATGTGATTTTTTTGTTGTGTAACAAAACTAGTATTAACTCTATAGATGCCCATGTCTTGCATGGCTTTGGCACCATCTATCAAAGTTTGAAATTTGCCGCCACGTATTACTTTATATGTTTCTGGAGTGGCCGCATCAAAACTGATACAGACACTGAATATTTGATCTTTAATTTTACGTAATAGTTCTAAGTTTTTTGTAACTAAGTTTCCGTTTGTGGTAATATTAAATTGAAAACACTTAGGAAGATCATCACGCATAAAAAAGTTTTTCCAAGCAGTGCTGGCAAATACATCACCCGACCCATCACATTGTATGGTCACAGGTTGATCAAAGTCTTGATAATCTTCTATTAGACGATTTAATATACGCTCTGCAGTTGGGTTAGCATCTTTAGTCCAATCAATTTCATATCTACAACTACCGCATTTAAGATTACAGTTTCTATCAATCTGTATGTTTAACCAAATTGGCAGTGTGGGCCTGTTTATATTGTTAAAGTTGTCTATCTCTTCTAGATTCCATAACTTGCTACATTGATCTTTAAGACAATATTTAAAACTTTGATCAAAAATAGATTCTCTAAATTTTTCAAATTTTTCGTTTTGGTAAATCTTAACAAGAGGAGTTTCAAGAATATTGCCCATGTCAGCATCAAATGTATGCCATCCAGCACACAAACATGAGGCCACTTGTCCTCCAGGATAGACACCTACCTGTTCAAAAGGTTCATTACAAAACTTGACCATTAACTAACCTTTGTTTTAAATGTTTGATATAAATCGTTTTGTATAGTAATTGCGTTGGCTAACTGTTTGATTTTTCTAACCACTGTGCGTTTTTCTGCATCGCTGGTTCTATGCCAATCCATTACATGTCTACGTATGTCTTTGAGATTACTGTCAGATATTTTAAAATATCTTTCAAGTTCTAAGAAAAAGTTTCTGTCCATTGGCGTATTTTTATAGCCATTGTCCACATCTCTTAGATATCTTTTAAATTGTAGGCTGGGGACATTAATATTATAGTTTGTTTTGATTTTATTTTCATATTCATCTTGATTGGCCAATGCTACTAATAGATTATGTAGGTCAGTGGCTGATGTACGCATACCTTTGAAACTTTGGAAAGGCAGTGTTTTCTGTGCATAAGATTTTGCACTGGCTTTGCTATGGAATCTCAATACTTCTAACATCATCACAGTTAAAAATGCAATACGTGCAATATCTTCTGCTGTTTTACCTTTAAGCCCATCAGCATTACGATATATTCTTGATTCTGCTATTTCGTTGATAAAGTCTAACATTAGTTTCTCTTCATAAAGTTAGTTCTTGAAAATTCTAAACGGTCTACTAGTTTAACAGCACCACCGTCATGTCCTAAGGCTACAAAACCTTCTGGTGATGTAACACGATAACCATCGCTGGTTTTTTGAAATGTACCAATTGAGTCTACTTTACTTAATTTGTTAATTAAGAACATTTTCATTTCAATTATTCTTTTGTATACTGCTAAGATTCCTGTCAGGGTGTTAGCGTTGTCAGCAAT